GGACCTGCAAACATATACACCCGGGGGTGGGTTCAACGCCAGTGCTCGCCAGTCCGGTGTCGACATGGCGGTTCGTAATCTGGAAGTCGTAGGGATGATCAGTACCCCCGCAATTACCACCGATGACCTACGTGCCGGGCTATACCGCGAGGCACAGGTGGATGCGAAGTTGGTGGACTGGACCGTCCCCTGGCTTGGACCCATCGCAGAGGCACGGTACTGGATCACCGAAACCAAGTTCGACGGGGAGGTATGGGAGGCAACTATCGAGGGATTGACCCGGTGGCTGCAACCCAAGGTGGGCGACGTGTACTCTCGTATCTGCCGGTACGAGTTGGGGGAAACAAAGTGTGGGGTGATCCTCGCGGACTTTCGGACGCTGGATGCGACGGTGAACGCCATTTCCGGCGGTACCCTGACCGACCGGCGGGTAATCGAAACGGATCTAACCGAGGCCAATGGCGTATTCGACTTTGGGTTTGTCACTTGGCAGACCGGAAACAACGTGGGCGTTCTGGCGGAGGTGCAGACCTACCTGAACGCCGCTGGCCGGTTGGAACTCAGGCTGAACACCCCGTTCGACATCCAGGTGGGGGACGATTTTGATATCACACAAGGGTGCGATAAACTGAAGGCCACGTGTGACGTCAAGTTTTCCAACTTCCCGAACTTCGGTGGCTTCCCATTTATGCCCGGTATGAACAGGGTAATGCAATTCCCGGGAGCCACCTAATGCGTGATCGCATTCAAGAGGTTGCCCGCACGTACCTCGGCACACCGTACCACCACCTGGCCCGGCTGAAACACGTGGGTATAGACTGCGTGGGTTTGGTTGTAGGGGTGGCAAAGGAACTAGGACTATTCGAGCACGACTGCGCGGTATACTCCAGGCAGCCGGACGGGCACACACTGGTGGAGGAGATTGGTAAGGTATGTACTCCCCTGCCCGACTGTGAGGAAACGCAGACCGGGGACCTGCTGATCTTCTGGTTCACGAAACCACACCTCCCCCAGCATATCGGTATTCGGACGGACCATGGCCTGTTGCACACCTACGCTAGGATTGGTAAAGTGGTGGAGCACAGGATAAACGACTTCTGGCGTGACCACATTCACAGCCGTTTTAGATATCCGGGAGTTGAGTGATGGCAACTGTTGTACTTGGTGCAGCTGGCACGGCAGTCGGTGGTCCACTCGGTGGGGCCATCGGTGCCACGGTTGGTTCTTACCTGGACCAGGAATTTATATTTCCGGAACTGTTCGGGGAGCCCATCCAGGAAGGTCCCCGTGTGGACGACTTCCAGATGGGCACCGCTGCGGAAGGCAGTCCCATTATATTCTGTCAAGGGCCCGAAAATAAAATCGCCGGTACCGCCATCTGGATGAGTGACGTCGAGGAAGTAAAGACGACCCAGGAGCAAGGTGGTAAGGGCGGAGGTGGCGGAGTCAAGTCTACTACGTACACCTACTTCGCAGATATAGCCATCGCGGTGTGTGAGGGCGAGGTCCAAAACATTTCGAAGATATGGGCCGGTGGAAAGATTGTGTTTGAGGAAGACAACGACATTGCCTTGAGTGGTTCTGACGTCTCCGTCACCGCGATTGCCTCGGGTTACTTTGGTAACTCGTTGATGAGGCTGAACTCCCCCGCGCTTGGGACGGACCTGTCCCTCTTACGGAGCGGAATTGATGTCACTCTCACTGGGTTCGCCAATGGTGGAAACAACGGGACGTTCCGTGCTTTCACCCTAGCGGGTGATCAGACCTCCCCCACCGAGTTGGTTTTGATCAACGTAAATAGAGTAACAGAAGCAGCCGGCGCTTCCGTAACCCTCGCCCAAGTCATCCCGGACACGGACCCGACCCAGGCCAAAAGTGTAACCATCCACAAGGGCACAGAGGCACAGGTGGCGGACCCGATCATCGAAGCGTTTGAGGGTGTGGGTAATGTCCCCGGATTCAAATTCATCGCGTACGTGGTGATTGAACGGTTCGCCTTGGCGGACTACGGGAACCGGCTGCCAGTATTTCAGTTCTTCGTAGAAAAGGACACGAGCATCACCGTGGCCAGTGCGGTCCAAGAACTGGTGTTGCGTTCGGGACGTGTGGCCGCAGAGGTGGATGTGACGGCTGTGTCCGCGGGCAACCTCCGTGGGTATGCCCTGCGGGGTCCGCAGGCCATGCAGAAGGCACTACAGCCGATGATGCTGGCGCACGATATTGTAATGCGGGAAAGCAGTAAGGTTATGATCTTCCAACAGCGTGCCTCCCCGGACACCCGTACCGTGTTGGCCGACGACCTTGCCGCTCACGACCCGGACAGTGACGTGCCTCGTGTTGCTTCCATCAACGACGACCCTGGACTGAACATCCCCCAGGAGGTGGACGTCGAATTTATTGATGGCGAGAATGAGTACCAGACCGGGAGCCAACGGGAACGCCGTATTGATTCCCCTGCGGACAATGTGGCCAGACTTCGTTTCCCTATTGTGATGGCCGCACCGCAGGCCCGGAGTATTGCAGCTCGGGAGTTGTGGACACCACAGGCCAACCGTCAGCGTGTGGTCCTGTCGCTGCCGCCCTCGTACCTACAGGTGGAGGAGAATGATCTTGTCACCTTCACCGCTTATGGGGAGACGTTTAACGTCCGGGTGATGCAGATAGAACGTGGCCACAATAACATGCTAATGCTGAACTGTGTGGTGGAACAATTACACACACTGACCCAAGTGTCCGTCGCCGACTTGCCGGCTGGAGCGGCGGTCCAGACGGTTCCCGTACCCCAGGCCATGGTTCTGGACATCGCAGACATAGCACCGCTGCTACGACTTCATTCCACCAATCCAGGGGCATACTTCTCCACCGCAGGGGCGGACACGCGTGAACCTTGGCGACAGGCCCAACTATTCCGAAGCGAGGACGACAGTGCCTTCACATTTATTGAAACGGTTCCCCTTGAAGCCACTATGGGAGAGTCAACGACTATACTGGGCACTGGACCAGTGGGGTACTTCGATGAGGTGGGCACTGTCGACGTAGTGCTGTTCGCCGGGGCGTTGGAAAGTGCCAATGTGGCGCAGGTACGTTCGGGTGCTAACTTCGCTCTGTTGGGAAATGAGATGATCCAGTACAGAAGCGCCGTGCTGATTGCCGCCCTCACCTATAGACTGACGGGCCTGTTACGTGGCCGCATGGATACAGCGGACGAGATTGGTGGGCATGTTGCAGTAGAACGGTTCATCGCACTGAATCGCGGTGGGTTTAGGTTCATTGAGCTCGAGGAAAGTGCCATTGGCACAACGCGGTTCTATCGGTCGGTAGCGGTGGGGGAAAATGTGGCCAATGAACAAAGCCACACCCTTGCCTTCGCTGGGAATTCCATCCGCCCGTTCTCCCCGGCACACGCCGATGGTGCCCGGGACGGATCAAACAACTTGACCATAACCTGGCTACGGGTTACAAGGTCCCCCATACGGTTGCTGAGTGGGACGCTGGTGCCCCTGTTGGAGGCGGTCGAGGAGTACGAGGTTGATATCCTGGACGCCCCGGGCGGTACCGTACTGCGTACGATCGAGATCACCGCCGAGACGGCCAGTTACACGGCGGCGGAACAAACTACCGACGGGCTCACACCGGGTGACCTCGTGGACGTGGAGATATTTCAACTGTCGCGGGCGGTGGGTAGAAGCAAACCACTGGTTGCCCTCGTTTAGGAGCAAGGTATGACCACCGCAAACCTAGCATTGACCCAGTTGGTCTCGGGCCAGTCCGGTGCAGAGATTTCAGTAAACACATTCCTGAATGAGTTGGATACTCTTGTGCAACTGAGTGTAAAGGACCGGGACCTTACTGCACCACCGGGTGGACCATCGGAGGGGGACCGGTACATCCCCGCAGCCACTGCAACCGGTGTTTGGGCTGGGCACGAAGATGAGATCGCAGCGTTCTACGCTGGCTGGATCTTCCTCGTCCCCCAGGAGGGATGGAGAACATACGTTGATGATGAAGATATTCTGCTCACGTTTGACGGTACGAATTGGGTACAGGATGAGCGCCTTGAAGTGGAGGCCGGGCTTACGGCAAGTACGACACAGACGCAAGGTGCGGGCACTTCAATCACGAAGAAGATGACTGAGTTCTCAACGGTCGCAAACCCCGGAGACGCCGCGACACTTGACGCTGCAGTGCAGGGCAGGATTCGTATTGTTATCAACGACGGTGCCGAGACGTTACAACTCTTTCCGGCAAGTGGCGACGCTATCGACCAAGGGGCTGCAAATACCAGTATCTCCGTTGCTCCCGGGTCTGTGGTTATCTTCCATGCGAAGGATGCTACCACGTGGCACACGACCGGCAACCGTGACATGGTCAAGATCGGCGAGGTTATTGCGAGCAACGATGCTACCGTTGAGTTTGCTGACGGGATCGACGGGACGTTTCGATTTTACCAAGTTTTATACCAGTGCGTGCCCGCGAGCGACGGAGTTAGTTTTTCCATGCGGACGTCGAGTGATGGCGGTTCGTCGTTCGACAGCGGGGCGTCGGACTATAAGTGGGGGACGTGGAGGTGGACCGACACGGGGGCGCAGTCTGGGTCGGGAGACACGGCAGCGCCGGAGATATCGTTGTCGACCGCAGTGACTGTTGGTTCGGATGTTGGCGAAGGGATCGTTGGCGAAGTCATGCTTTATGATCCGTCCACTACGGATATGTTTCACAGGATAGAGGCGCAAATCGGATGGGAAGGTACTGCGGGGGCCCTAGTGGGCGCCACGATAACAGCACAACGGCAAGAAGTGACCGCTATAGATGCTTTGCAATTCAAGTTCTCAGCCGGCAACATCGAATCGGGTAAATTTGTCCTCTACGGAGTACGATAAGATGGCACGCACAAAAGCAAAGCTGGTACGTGTTAAGAAGACGCGCGAGGTCACCGATGATGGGGGGAACGTTACAACTATTGTCACAGGTTTCGAGATGGTGATGAAGAAGATTCCCTTCACCACTAAGGAGGAGGCAGCACGTGATGTAGAAGAAGCTGCGTGGGCTGCTGCTGCTCCAGCACGCGAGCTTGACGAGAAGATTCAAGCTGAAGTCGAGGAGTTACAGAAAGAGGAGCGTGCGGACCTCCGCCAACGAGCCGAACAGCGTTTACGTCAACGCGGAGAAATCACATAATTTGAGGAGCCCGACTGTGGGCCGACGACGTAGAGGCGAGGACGATGACGACACGAGGGGGCCCGGGGATACTTACCCGTCTCGTGACCCCGACCCTACAGGGAGGTTTGATCCTGTGGCGTTCGGGCGTATGCAATCTGATGTCAGCAACCAAAAGCGCAACCTACACGCGCTCACCAACAGAGTGGTAGACCTGGAGGATACTGTGGAAGACCTCGCAAAGCAAGTCAACGAAGGGCACACCCAGGTGATGGGTTCCATCACGGACCTGACGACTCAGATTCAGATCAGCAAGACCAAGCAAGGCGCAACCTGGAAAACTCTTACCATCATTGGGGCCATCGTCATCGGGGTGCTTGGGCTGATCGGGACCATGCTGAGTATTGTGAGCTCGATACACGACATGCGGGCCGACCTACACAACGGGCCACCCCCACGGGTTGGCCCTACCAACCCAGGCCCAACCACCCCGTAATCCCCACCACGGCCCATCCCCCACTACCAGCCAGGGCGCGCTGTGCTTGCGTCTAAGGGGTGTGAAACCCCGGGACACTATGGCGGGACACCCCCGCCCCCTGGAAAAGTACCCCGAAATTATCCCTAATCGAAGCAATTTCTGACACTGTAAGTCCTTACAATACAGGGGGTTGTACACTACCTCAATATAGACCTGAAGTGACTATAGACGTAGTTCAGGCTCTGGGGTAAATTATGTACATGGAACACGACACACACAACACAGGAACCAAGACCATGGCCTGCACCAAGTACACGACCCGAACGCACAACACCGACCCGTACACGTACGGCGGTTACCGGTTCGGAATCCTGTTGTTCCTTGGTAACCAGGACGAGGACCGGGCGGACGTGCTTGAGGGTGCCAAGGAAGTAGCGCAGGACCTTTGTTGTGAGTGTGGGCTTTGCCTGGACGCGATCGAGAACGAGACCGAGCTGAACCAAGTACGGGTGTACCACAACGGCACCACCCACGTACACAACTTCGGCACCGCACACGACGAGGCGAAGTAACATGGGAAGCGTACGCATCACACAACGCCTCCGTCCCTGCAACTGTGGTTGTCGCGGACAGGACCCTTGGCACACTAAGCATATCACCCGTGTAGTGCGGAACATCGTACGGCACACCGCCCCCATTCAGATACTACTTCGTACGATTGGCAACCGGGGTGTGAAAGCCGACGCGATCGCCACCGGC